GTATCATCAGCTAAACCATTAGCAACAAAGATTTTTACACCATCAAAAGATAGTTGTCCTCCAGCGTTGTACCATTGTGTTCCCTGTGCGTTAACACCATTTGAACCGATACCTGAAGCAAATCCACCTAAAGCTCTTACATAAGCTCTTGCGATGTTTTGTGATACGTAAATATGTAAATCTTCTTTGTTGTAAAGTGCAGAAGGTACTGCATCAACAATAGACCCTAATTTATCAATTACGTTAGCAGCAGTTACAGCAGCGTGAGATGCTACATCAATAACATCAGCATCAGCTAAAGCTAAAGTTACTAAACCATCATATTCTCCAGCGTTGGAATTAACACCTTCCCAAATTGATTGTTCGTTCTTTTCAGCTACTAATCCAGCTACGTGGCCAATAATGAAATCTGAAAATTTAGGTGGCATTTTATCAAATGCAGAATAACCCATTTGAGCAGCTTCCCAATCAGATTGAAAATCTTGCTTACAAAATTGTAAGTTTACTTGAAATTCCTCTGGTTGTAGTAATCTTTCGGTTAATGTTACTGTAGCAGTTGCATCAAAATCGCAAGAAGCGTTTTTAATTACGTTTGCATCAGTAGCTACTTTTTTCATAGTAGACTTATATTTGATATTAGGCATTACTTCTATACCGCCTTTATCAATTGTGTTAGCACTTAAAAGAGCAGCAGAGATATATTTACCTGCAAATTCTCCAGCGTAAGTACTTGTTATACTTGTTGTTGTCGCCATTTTATTTTATTTAATTATTGTTAAAAATTTTATCAAAAACCCTGTCTTTAGTTGTAGCTGTTCTATTGCTTCCAATATGAAAATTCACTTTATTATCAACTTCAGCTTCAGGATTATGTTTTACAGGTTCAGGAGCAACAGCAGAAAGTTCTTCTTTCTCTTCTATTACTTCTTCCTTCATTTCTTCTTTGTTACCAAGTTTTTCGTCAATCATTGCTTTGATTTCTTCAACAGCAGATGTAAACTCTTCTTTGGTTACATAGTTCATTTCTTCTTTTTCTTCTTCCTCTAATTCAGTTTCTTTAACTTCTTCAGATTCTTCAGATAATTCTTCTTCAGCTACCTCTTCTTCAGCAGCTTCTTTAATACTGTCAATTAAACCTTCTTCAGATACAACTAAAACTTTGCCTTCTTCTAATTTATATTCACCAACTGGTAGAGCAATTTGCTCATCATCAGTTTTAATAAATACAGATTTTCCAGCTTCAAAAGATTCTGCAACTAATACAGTTCCGTTTTCTAATGTAATTTCAGCCATTTCTATTTTTTCTTCAGAAAGATTAACTTTTTCACCAACAATATTTTTTATTTTGTTTAGTATTTCGTTTGCTTTCATAATTTGAGTATATACCTATAAACGTTTGAAAACCTTTACTGTTATATTTTTTTACAACTTTATTTTATACTTTGCCTATTCCTTGTGCTTGTAAGCTACCATCACAGCATTTATTACTGTATCTTTTACCATCAGGACATAAGCAACCACGCTTAGTATTTTTAGGTGATGTATTACTTGGAGTTTTAAATTTTTTACTTCTCATATTGTTTATTTTATAGGCACACAATTAGGTACTTTTTTACCATTCTTAATTTTCATTCCGTATTGCTCATAACCAGCTTGACAAGGTTTCTTCATTTCGTGCTTTTCACAAGGCATATACCATTCTTTACCTTCAAACTCGTGAATGTGAAAATTCTCACAACCTATGTTTTTAGCCATCTCCTCAGCTTTCTCTTGTGTGCTATAAGCTAATCTATCATCAATAATAGCAAAGGTTTCATCTACTACCATTGAAGCTAAATTAATTTCACCGAGTTTTTTTAACTTACTTTCTGACCATCTTAAACCAGCTTTACCACCCCACAATAAATAACTAATTGTACCACACGCTTCTTTATCTCCTTCATCATAATATTCTTGCGCTCTACTTAAATAGCTGTACATTCTTTTTAAAGTTTGTAAACTAATATTTTCTTTTTGTGCTAATTGTTGCGCACGTATTTTACCAACTTGAGTAGCACATTTATTATTTACTTTTTTATTAAGATCAATACCACGTTTAGCATTATTACTAACTGCTTGTGGATAATCTTTAAATGTTTCTAATTCTATCTTTTTGCCTGATTTAGTTCTTTTATCTTTTTTAATTAATGCTTTAATATTACTAAGCATATATTCTGCCTCAGCATCTTCAATAGCTTGCATCTCTGCTTTTGTATCTGGTTTTTTAATTTGTGCGCGGTCAGAAAAAAATCCTTCAATTGAGAAACCCTTTACTTTACCAGTTTTTACATAATCAGTCCAAACTTCATCATTCTCTACTTTCATACTAATCATCCAAGTACCTTCAGGCATTTCTAAACCATACTTTGCTGATTTATCCATTTTAGTATCTTCCACTATCCACGATTCTACAACAGTTAAACCATTAACACTCATTTGATGTTCTAAGGTTGCATTGTTTTGGTTACTATTTTGAAAAAATAATTCGCTTGCTCTTCTCACTGTATCTTTTGAAAAGTAAACATAAAACATAGTTTCATTACGCTTTCTAAATATTGGCTTGTTTGGTATAAGTGCAGCACCAAGTAGCAGTTTTTTCTCTTCATCTATTTTTGCAAGTTGTATTTCTTCACTTGCTAATGTTATAAAGTCAGATTCAATTGCTGGATTCTCTACAATGCTAACTGCATCTATTCCAACCATCTCTTCATTCTCTTCATCTAATATTAATTCTATTATATCCATTGTTTTTATTTTAAAAAGTTGCTTGTGTTATTGTATTGTTTTGTAGTTGTTGTGCTGTGGTAACATCTCCAGCTACTACAAATGCTTGTATTGGTTGTTGTTGTCCTAATGCTCCAGCTACTTGATTAAATCCTGATTGCCCTACTACATTAAAACTTGGTGGCTGTGTTGGAGAAGTATTTGCTCCACCACTATCAATAGATGGAGGAGAAACAGTAGTTGTATTTTTTTTAGGTGCTTCATACTTTTGCGCTGCTATCATTGCAATCTGTGCTGCTGATGTAACACTTGCAAAAGCAAGAGAGGCAATACCAGCTGGATTTGGAAGTGGGCCGATAGAAAGAGGCGATTGAGCTAAAGAAGCAGTAATCGCTTTACCTCCATCAATTACAGCCATTCCTAATTGCAATGCTTTATTAAAATTAAATTGCTGTTTTGCTGCTTTTAATTGTTCTTTCGTTCCTTCTTTTAAATTTTTAGTTCTATGAGCAAAAGCTGCATCGCCTAAAGATTGAATTGAATTTAAACTATTAGCAGCTATATCCAAAGCATCATTAGCAGCTTGCAATTTAGCTTGTCTTTCTTTTTCTCTGGAATTATTTTCTATACCTGCAACTTTTTCTAAATGTTCTTTTTTAAGAGCTTCAATTAGTGCATTATTTCCCTTAGCTAATTCTATTTTTTTATCATATTGTATTTGTAACTCTAAAAGTTCGTTTTCTAAATCTGTGTTCCTTAACATTTGCAAGTCAAGACTTTGTTTTTTTGCTCTTTCTAATTCTTCTTTTTGAGCTTTTTCATCAGCAGCTTTTTTAATTGCTCTTGCTTTTTCATCTGCTTTAAGTGCTTCTTGTTTTCTTTTTAATTCTGCATCATCTTGAGCTTTTTTCTCATTAGCAATTCTTTTATTTTCTGCTTGTATTTGTTTATTAAGAGTATTTAACTCTCTTTGTGTAGTTCTTTGTTGGTTTAACCTTATTGCTGATTGTCTATTTACTGCTGCTTCTGCTTCTGCTAATTTGTCAAGAGCTTCAATATTACTTCTTGCAAATTCATTTTCATCTTCTTGTGCTTTTCTTCTTAATTCAAGAACTTCTGTCTCTTTTGTAAGTAAACCATCTTCAAGTTTCTGTGCATCTAATAAAAATTGTTTTCTTTGTGCAGCAGTAAATTCTTCTTCTTGTCTTGATTTTAACCTTAAGTCAGCAATTTTACTTTCAAGTATAGAACGTTCAACTAATAGTTCTCTTTCAAGTTTCGCAGCTTTAGCTCTCATATCAGCTACATCTGCTGCTTTTTTTGCTTCTTCAATGTTTTCTGCAATAAATTCTTTAGTCGCTTGTGTTGCCGCCTGTATTTTTTCTGTGACATCTTCAACACCAAGAACAACTTTCCCTACTGCATTTGTTGCTACTTTTCCAGCTTCTGAAAAATCACCACTAAAAACTAATTGAACTGCTTTGCCAAGAGCTGGTATTAATTCCATTAAGCCATTAATTCTATTAACAACTTGGTTTTTTAATAAGTTAACAAAAGACATTAATGCCTCTTTTGGATTTTCAAAAGCTGATATAATAGCTTCTCCAAAATCTGCAAATAAATCTAAAACATTATCAACTACAGTACCAAGAACACCTAAAATTTTACTTAACTTATTTGCTCCTTCTTCACTATCTGTAAATGCAGCCATTAACGATGAAACAACAACGACTAAAGCACCAATTCCTGTAGCAATAATTGCTCCTCTTAATGTTTTAAAACCTTTTACTACTCCTTTTATAGCACCAATAGAACCTTTAAAACCACTAATTAACCCACCTGTGGCTTTGTCAGCAGAAGATTCAATACCAGATAAATCTGTTTTAGTTTCTTTTAAATCTTCGTTAAGATCTTTTACATTAGTTTGAGCATTTTTAGTGTCTGCTTTTACTGTTACTATAACTTCTTTACTCATCTTCTTAATCTTATTTGGTTAAATGCTTCTTTTATAGTCATAGGTACTTTATTGATGCCTAATGCTATCTTTATATGTTTATCATATAATTTATTTTCTTTACAAAATTCTAATGCTTCTAATATTGTTTTCACGTTGGTTCGTTTAATAGTTCAAAATTGGTTTCTCCACTTTGTAATTTGGTGGACATTTTATTTATTGTGTAAGCTCTTGTTCCTACTACAATTAAATCATCTAAGCTTAAAGTGAGCAAAACTTTTAAAGGCAATACAGCAGAGAACTTAAATATTCTTGTTTTTTTGTTAAATACTCTTGTGATGTAATTTTGGTAATATGTTTGAAATAAGCTGTTGTTATTTCCACCATAATCAGTTAGTGTATAGGTGTTTATTTCACTACCAAAATTTAAGTTGTATGTAGGTGGTGTTGAAGATGTGCCTAATTCATTGCAAGCACTTGATATCCAATAATCATTTAAATTAAAAACATCAGAATTATTAGCTGGATTATCTGCTAAAGCTCCATAAACTGCTGGCCTAGTATTGTATATAAAATTAATATTGTCTTGATTCTGTTGATATATACCATAAAATAAAAGTGGTTGCCCTATACTTGGTTCTAATTCTTCATTTAAAAAGCTTCCAACTTGCACAGTTGTTAATGCTCCACTAGTTTTATCTTGTAACCTTTCAAATAGCATATGCTCAAAAGGTATTTTAATTTTATACTTTTTACTTTTAGTTGTATCTGCTAAATAGTTTAATTCGCCATACTTTTGGTTATTAGTATTTAAAAACTGTTGTGCTAAAATGCTCTGTGGTTCTGCATACTCAAAGTCAACTTCACTAAATGGAACTGTTGCCCCTACAGTATGTTCGTCTGTTTTTACAAATGGTGTAATATCAAAAGTATCACCACCAGCATAAAAGCTATCTAATGTTTTAACAACTACTTCACCATTAAAATTTAAAAATGCAGTTAAGTTGTGCATATTAAAAAATGCTCTTAAAAAATCAAGGACTTTAATATCTGGTACTTGATTTGTTATAATTATATCAGAAGTTAAAGGAATAGTAGTATTATTAGAATTATAAACAGTTGTTACAGTTTGTTGCCCGAGTGTTATGTCTTGATAAATATGGTCTATATTAATTTCTACAGAAAACGTTAAAGAAAAATTACTCCTAATTCTTACTGCAACCCTAGTTTGTTCATTTAAAGCCATAGTTACAGGGTTAGGGTCTATTGAGCCACCATCTCCAAAACCTCTTCCAACTGGTTGTGTTCCAGTAACATTTTCTATTGTTGAGTAAACTTCTCCTGTGTCAATATTAAATACATCTAAACTATATGCTAATGTGCTAGAGCTTGGTGTTATTTGAGCTTGAAAATTAAAATACTCATTACCCAACCCTTGGGAATTAGTATAGATAAACCTATAAACACCACCATTTGTACTTGGTGAACCAGTATCAAAATATACATTATTTATTGTGTGTGAAAAATGCTGACAGTTTATTGTAGTTGAAGCGCAGGTAAAATCAAAACCATTAACGTCAACAAACCCTTCCGAAACTAAATTCCCTTTATCTCTATGCAACCACATATACAAATTAGTCATAGCAGCAGAATCTAAAAATTCACTTGTTTTAAATGTTATTCCGTACTGTTGTTCAATAGCTTTAAAAATAATTTTAGTAGTAACTGCTGGTTTTAAATCTTCTGGAAACACTCCTCTTTTATTATGGTGAGAAGAAGCAACACTTAAATTTAAACCATTATCTAAATTATTAGTATCATCATAAATATAACTTTGTGAGTGTGCTATTAATGGATATATAATTGCATCGTTATAAGCAACAGAATCTACAGTAAAATTTAAACCATTTTCTAAACCATCTTTAACAGTTGCATTAGATGCTGTAAAATTAAAGTTATTTAACCAAGTTAAGTTTTGTATATTATCTTCGCCAATTAATTCTGTTAGTGTTAAAGTATCTCCAAAGAAAGTTACCTTATACATCGAAGGTTGTCCATTTTTTAAAACTGCTTCTTCAAGTTTTATTTTCCCAAACTTAAAATGCAAGTGATTTAATTCTATTCTGGCACTTGAAAATATTTGATTATCAAAACCATCTATGTCAGGATTGTACCAATGTTTAAAAATCTTGTTATTAGTTTTACTTGCTGGTAAATTAAAAGTTCTACTGTAATCTGTAAATATTTTTTCTATATCTCTTGCATCTTGAATTACTTGAGTTAATTCAATTAAATCTTCTTCCATTAAATCAACTCTAACAAAGTCTTGAGTTGTTGTTGTATTTCTTAACTGTGGCTGTATGTATAGAATAATTTTTTGCACTATCTAATATTATTTACTAAACTGAAGGATTTATCAAAACTCATTGTGTAATTAATTAACCTATCGTTTAACCCTGTTTTTTTAGCAAAGGAGCTTTCTTTTAAATTAACTGGGAATATGTTAGCACTTGAATCTGTTAGCCAGATGTATTCACTAACCATCAACTCTTCAAAATATGGATTCATTAATTCGTTAACAAAACCAGTATTTAAAACAACTGATTCTGTTGCATTTGCATTGAATGTTTTCTTTGCGTGTGCTGTAGTTGAATAAGTATTAAATGTCAATGATTCTTGGCAAGGTTCTCCAACTGATTCAGGTGGGTCTAACTGTACAGCTCTTGCTTCAAAAATACTTCTGTTAAAGGTTTCTCTTGTTGCTTCTAGATTTTCTGTAGACTTTTTAAAAAAGAATAGGTCTTGTAAAGCACCCCATCTATTTACAAATGTTATTTTATTAACTGGAAATTTACATTCTTCTACCTGTTCTAAAGTTATTGTAGTGGTGCTGCCACTATCGTAAGTTATTAAAGCATTGTCTAAAAAAGTTCCAGCAGTAAATAAAGCAAATTGAATCTTTTGGTTTTGGTTTCCGTTGTCTGTAAAAGTATCTGTTTCTCTAACGCTTGTACCGTTTCGCCATTCAACTTGTGTAACTCTTTCTGCATTTACTGGTATTGTAATTGTACTGCCTTTATGGTTTTGTATGTAAGTACTGCTAAGCATTGCAATAGGTTCTGTTGTGTAGTTTACACCTTCTTTAAACTTGTTGAATCCTTCTTGAGCTAAGTAAGTATTTGTAGTTACAGAACCAATTACTGTACCATCTGATTGTCTTGCTGATGTTGCTACAGTTACCCAAATAGAACTTTTAGCAGAAGCATAAGTTCCTGTAAATATTTGTTCTATGTGGTCGTTTACTATTTCACTAATATCAAATGAAACACTATTCTCAGCTCCTAATGGTTTTTTCTGTAGTGAGTAAGTTGCATATAAATCATCGCATACTTCAGTAGAAGAACTTAAACCACCAAATACAGTTATGTTAATTTGAAAGTAATTCAGGTTAACATTTGTTTCTTGTGGTGTTCTTATGAAAAAAGGGCTTCTTGTTCTTATTATTGTACTCATTGTAAATCTAATTTATCTTCTAAATAACCAGCAACTATTTCATCTCCGTATAAATCTAAACCACGTTCAAATGGTTTAGTAAAAAATAATGTTGCTCTAATACCTTTGTTTTTAATACTTCTTGCAATTAAGAAATTAAGTGATTGCCTACTTACAAACCTACCTTGTTTATCTCTTGGTGCAATACCTTTTCTAATACTCCACTTATCAAATACTGAACTTGGTGGTTGTTTAGTAGTGTATCTAAATGGACTTGCAGAGCTTTCAGGATATGTAGATTTAGAACCTTTAACACCTTTGTCTATAAACTCTCCATACTTCTCGCTAAGAAACGAAATCTTGTCTCCTTGTATTTTATACTCTAAACTATTATATAGTTGCTTAGAAGCGTTATTTTTCTTTTTAGTTAGGTTGCTCCTTGACTGTTGAATAACATACTTAGCATATTTCTCTAAAGCTTTTTTAAATTCACTCATTAGCAATAAGTCATTTCATCATTAGTACCACAATCAAAAGTAACTGCCCAGCCGCAAAGCATATTGTCAAAACGCTCTGTGAACGGTTCACAAGAAGCAGGATTAATTAGCTCAAACTTATCTTTATATAAATCACTCTTTTGTAAAACTCTTATTACTCTTGTTGCTAATGCTAACTGAGTGTTTAATATATCTTGCCTGTTGTCGTTGCCTCTATATAAATCTGTTACTTGTTCGTTGCTAATATCTACTAAATCCATAAAGAAGATAGTAATATTAAATGTAATATAATTGTTGTTTATTGTACTGTTGTTTACCATCACGTGCGACAACGGAAACAAGCTCTGCTTCTTTAAATCAATATCAGCTATATCACCAAATGTTATTTCATTGTTAAATGGTTCTGCAACAATTACTTCTTTTATTTTATCTATTATATTGTAAAAACTGTTCATACTATTTTTATATATCGTGGTGTGTGTTCACCTAAATCTTGATTAATAAATTCATCTAAGTCATCAATAGCATTATCAAAATCCATTTTATCACGTTGTATTAATAAATCTAAACATATCCAATAGTCATATATTGCTTGTATTGGATTGTTTGCTGTAATACCTATAAATGCTTCTTCAAAGCCATCAACTAAAATTATGTGTTCATTCTCAATTAATAAATTGCGTTCTGTTAATTCTTCTAATATATCGTCCTTTGTCATCGTTGGCTTCTTTTTAATATTTGTTGTTCTAATTCATATTTATCTTTTTCAAATGCTAAGTGCATTAAACAGGTGTGTAGTTTTGATTTGGTAATTTGATTGTA